AGTTGTTCTTGCAACAGCAGGAACTGGTTCTGGAGTGCTAGTGCTATCTGATAATCCTAGTTCTTTAAGTCCAGTCACAAATCCATCTGCATTTTTCTTTGCATCCTCTGGATTCATTCCCATGTTTAGAAACTGTTCTTCTAAATTCATTTGTTTCCCCTTTATATACATATTTAATAAAAAACCGTGCTACCTTTCGATAGCACGGCTATGTAGTCACTAATTTTAAAATTCAAAAGTTACATCTAATCTTTTCCTCTTAGGACAAACTCCTAAGTACTAGTAAAAAAGTTAATTATTTACTGGTGCATCCTTATATATTACACCAGACCAATTTTCGTCTAGATTAGACTGTTTTAGCTTATTAATGCGAGCACCAAACTCCTCATAAAAGCTATCCAATGTACCTTTCCACTTACCACGCAAGTGTTCCATAGCATGTTCGCAGAAATCAAATCTACGAGCATTATATTCAACCCACATAGTATTATGTAATAAGGTCATATTTTCTAGTTGTGGCAGCTCTTGAAGTGGAATATCATGTACTTCAATAACTGCATAAGCAGTAACTGGTTCATCAAGACCAGGCTGCATAAAAGTATCAAGCTCAAGAATGGTCATCCTTTCCTTGAGCTTGTCGGCTGTTTCTTTTCCAAATACTACAAGCATGTCTGTATTATGCTTATCCTATTTCTAAAAGTCAAATTATTTTGCAGTCTTTAAAAACTGTTCTACGAACTGTCTATCAACGTGTACGCCAGCGCGGCGTGCATTACGATAGTCCTTTGCATATTCTACTTCAAACATGCGAACGATTCCGTCCTTGTCACTAGCATTTGAAAATACACTACCAATTAAAAGTTTACCAATTCCTGCGATCATCATACATTCCTCTTTTCATATTGCATTGCATATATACTTAGCACTTGCAGCACAGGTTTACAACTGCAAAATTCGCATAGCTGACACTTTGAGTTAAATAATTGCACTATGGATTTTGATTTAATTTCTGATTTGCATATCGATCAATGGCCTATTGATCAAAAACTAAATTTTAGAGGACTTGGTACCAGTTTAAATTGCATTGTTGCAGGTGACGTTAGCCAAAGCATTTTTACTACTAGAGATTTTCTTTACCAATTGTCGGACCATTACAAGCAAGTTATATTTGTAGATGGTAACCACGAACATAAACCAGATTACGAAGGTATACTTGAAAATTGTGAATGGCTTGAAAAAGAATTAAGCAAAAAGAAAAACATCACATACCTTTGGGATTCAACTGCTGTATTTGGCACAACTGCTATAGTTGGTACAAATGGCTGGTGGACCTTTGATTACTGTGAACCACTAGTAAGTCGATTAGATCAAATAGATAATTTTTGTGATGTTGAAAATCATGCCCAACACGTTGCAATTGGTATTTGGGATGAGGCTGTAGAAAACAGCGAGTTCTTAAGTAATGTTATTACAGAGTTTAATAAGATAGATAAGATCGAAGATATTGTTGTAATTACGCATACATTACCACGCAGGGATTTGATAACACCAGCTTCTTACATAAGAACACATGACTTAGCAAAAATGTATAACAGTCAACTATCAGAAGCTATCAAAGTCGATGTTAATAAAAAAATAAAAACTTGGTGCTTTGGTCATTATCATGCAGAAGCATGTGATAAGACCATAGATGGTATACGTTATGTAAGCAATCCACGAGGAAGACCAGATGATACTATCTTCCCCGTGTATTATCCAAAACTAATTACAGTTTAGTTCCGTTCCATCCAATTTTACGTAGCGCACGTTGTACTGCTTCTGCCTGAGCAATAGCATCTTCTACTGCATCGTGGTGCTTAGTACGATCCAAGTTACCATCAACAAAATCAAACAGTGTACGGCTATCGCGAACTTGCCAGTATTGCCAAGCATATGGTTTACCAATATGTGTATACAAGTGTTCCATAATGTTTACGTCAAAGCTACCTTGACTCCAAACACGATCACTATTCCAAACAAACTTATGGAACTGTTCAATCGCCTCTAACACTGGAGTGCGATTAAGATCTCCGAATGCAGCCTCTTGTGCTTCTTTGCTTTGTGTACTCCACCAAGCAATTGTATCCTCAGAAATAGTTCTACCCATATTAGACTGAGGATCAATCTCTAAGCGTAGACTTAGTTTTTCAGAATTTGGATCAATACCTTTCTGTCGAGGATCAAACTTAACAGCACCGAGGCTTAGAATAACTGCACTTGGCTTTGTGTCAAGCGTCTCAAGGTCAAACATAACGTCCATTATTTTCCATTTCCATATTTTAGTAAAAACAAAAGTTTTGCATCTTCGTTGTCAAACGTAACATAATATGAAAAATGAGTATCTGGAAACTTCTCTATTTTCCAACCTTCTTTCGTATTATGTTTCCAGCTAAACTCTTCTCCAGTTACTTCCTTAATTCTTTTAATTAAGCTGTAACTGAGGAAAAGCTTATTCGGGCTCAACTTTAACTTGGAGTGGGAATCCATTTGCCCGTGCCATTACTGTAACTTCAACGCCTTTGTGCTCTGCAATTTCAAATGGGTAAACACCTACAACTGCACTGCCTTCTTCGTGAATCTTTTGTGTAATGTTAGTAGCAGATTCTGCATCGTGATCGAAGACTTCCATTAGCGTAGACATCACAAAGTCCATTGTTGTAATTTCATCATTGAGATAAATTACCTTAAACTGCCGTGGAAGCTCTACATCTTCACGGGGCTTTACTTTTACTTTGTTGATTGTTTGTGTTTTAGCCATTTTAATCCTCTGTTTAGACTTTACTATAGCATAGTTATTGATTATTACAAATGAAAAAGTGGACGAGTTTCCCCGTCCACTTGTCTTTCCAGTTTTGGGATTACATTAAGATCACATCGCTACCAAAGGGCTAGTCACCACCCAATGCAACTCTCTAAAAGTTGCGTTCCCGATCAGCGGCTTTACTTCTGGAAAGTAATTGCGATTTTCTTAGGTTTTGCTTCCTCAGGAACTTCACGCTCCAAACTGATTACAAGTAGACCGTTTTGGACTACTGCACCCTTTACTTCAACGTGATCGCCCAAAGTAAATGTGCGTGTAAAATTGCGAGTAGAAATACCTTTATGTAGATAAGTTGGAACCTCTACATTTTCATCACGCTTCTGTTCTCCAGTTACAGTAAGGACATAATCCTTTACAGTAATATCAAGTTCATCCTCACGGAAACCGGCTACAGCTACTTCAATCTTATAGCTGTTTTCGTTTTCCTTAATAATGTTGTGTGGTGGGTAGGATGTCTTTACAGAATTGGCGAATTGACGATCGAGAATATCAAATACTCGATCAAAGCCAACTGAAGCACGATTAAATGGGGTTAGGTCAATGTTAGTGAATGTATTCATCTTATATTTCTCCTTATTAAAGCAAGATGCGTAAAACAGCCTAAATAGCACTGTTTTACGCAATTATATATAAGTTGTCTTTAAAAATAAACAAGAGTTATTTTAAAGATTTTTGGAAATTTCTTCCTGCTTCTTCTTCCAACGCTTTACGGCTTGTGCCTTTTCACGCTTCTTGCGAATGCTAGGTGGCTCGTAAAACTCACGCTTACGTAGCTCTTGGAAAATTCCCTCTGCGGTCATCATCTTCTTTAGCTTACGCATAGCCTTGTTTACGTCATTGTTCTTTACTTTGACGTATAGTCCTTGACGCTCATTGTCGTCGTGTCGATCGCTCATTTTTCCTCCATTTGCGATATTAAAGTTCCTATCCTAATTAGTAATTCCCCAATTGGATCATTTACTGCATTAAGATAAATGTTATTAACATCTAGTCTACCAAAATGAAATGATTTGGATTTAGATATTAATGTGCCTTTAAACAAATCAATATGATTAGTACTATTTAAATTTATCCCAATTACATCTACTTGATTAGCAACATCTAACAACCAATTGTAGTTAGAATCGTTGTAATCAAAAATGTGAATAGAAATTCTAGCACTGCTGCCACGTATAGAATTTAATGCTTGATTAACGAGATCTGCTGGCCAATCAACTAATAATACTGTTATTGCATCATTATAAAAACGATCAGGGGGAGTAACGACTACGTGATCGTCTTTAGGATTTGTTATCTCTGATTCTTGCAATTACTTGGCTCTTCTCAATTTCACTTAGGTCTTCATAATCTCTTAGACCTCTGCGTACTTGATCAATGACGTAATCGATATACGCTACATCGTATACTAACGTATCATTAATTCTTTGTCTATCTATTTCTATCCATTTACGTCCATTCCATTTATATAGCTTGTTTGGTTTGCTATCAACTTTTAGGAATAGATCACCTTTTGCAGGATGTGCTGGCCATGCTGTGCCAAATGTAGCTGAACCTTTTTGTGCAAATGGATCAAAGTTATCTACTTGAGGTGCAAGTTGTTCAGCAATATCTACTGATTGCTGAATTGGTACCTCAACAATTTTTTCAACTGTTTTAATTACTTCAACTGGTTTTTCAACAATACGTTCAACTACCTTTTCTACTGGTACTTCAACGATCTTCTCAACAGTTTTGATTACTTCAACAGGTACTTCAACAATCTTCTCAATTACTTTTTCAATCGGAACTTCTACAGTTTTAATTACTTCAACTGGTTTTTCAACAATACGTTCAACTACCTTTTCTACTGGTACTTCAACGATCTTCTCTACTTCCTTAATAACTTCTACAGGAACTTCAACTGTGCGCTCCACAATCTTTTCAACTGGAACTTTAACAGTTTTAATTACTTCAATTGGTTTTTCAACCTCAACAGTCTTAGTCCTATATTTTACTACAGGAACTTCTTTAATTACCTCTACTGGGACTTTGACTGTCTTGGTTTTCGTTTTGTAGCGGATAACTTCTTGGGGGACTCTAATGGTTCTAACGAGGACTCTGGCAACAATTCCTCTTGAATTTGGATTTCCGCTAAGTTTTTTTTTGGTTCTTCCTGAACAGGTACAGTGATAACCTCAGGTGTTGGAAGAGGTACTTCTTGCTTGCGTTGTCTTCCGTATTGTAGCCCGCTGGTTGCCGCAAGGATGAGCACTACTGCTAGTGGATCAAATACCACCACCAATATGATTATCATCCAACGAACTGCTTTTTCAAGCGTATCAACACTTGGGTTATCACCGTAAATCAAACTAGCAACATATTTGATTGGACCAACCTCAGCCTCAATCTTCTTTACTTGCTGCTCAAGTGTTAACTTTTCTTTGTTAATGGTAGCAATTTTATCAGCACTTGCTTGAATTTGTGTTTGCAACTCTGTACGTTGTGCTTCTTGAGATTTGCGTAGCTTGGTTGCTTCTGCTGCGAGTTTGCTTGCTTGTCTTGCGTTTGATGTGTTCTTTCCTGTACCTTGTGTGCCGGCACCAGTAATCAAACTATCTACAGCAGCATCTAATTGTTGAATAACTTTTTGATTACTATCAATCTTGCCTTGCTCAACAGTAATATCCAAGTTGAGCTGCTCAATTTTTGTTCCTACGTCAACTGCGCCAGCAGTTTGCTCAATATGTGCGCGACTTAAGAAGCCAAAAATACCCATGCTAGTAATAAGCATGAGTACTGCAACCGCAGGAACCATATACATACGTATCCACCAACGGGCGTGATGCCAGTTTAAGTGTAACCAAACAGCACCAGTTAGCTTTCCTAATTCAAGTGCAGAGCCCATAATAACAATAGGCCAAAATGCAGCCGCAAATATAGCAGTTAAACCAACAATGCTATAATAAGCAGCGCAAATTGAAATAATAATTGCGACTAAAAGTGTTATGTAGTTAAAGAAACGCATAGCTCTATTTATAATATGCTATGCGTCATTAAAGCAATATTAATCCGCGTATTTAAGCTTACTGGCGGTTACTTTGAGCTGATTTGAAAGTCGCAATAGCAGCACAATTTGCTCTTCTAAGTTGGTTCCACGCTCTAAATTATCAGCAATATCATTCACAGCTTCACCAACCTTCTGCATCCAAGAAGAAAGTTGTTCTCTGTCACTGTCACTGAGTTGAAGATCCATTAAAGCGACTCTGCTTGCAATGCAATCATTGTCATTTGCTTCTTAGAATAATACTGCTTACGCATTTCTCTGCACTTAATAGTGTAACCACGACCAAACGGAGTCATTTTGATAATTTGATTTGATTGCTGTGCAAGCTTCATTGGCAATTGTTGCCAAATCGACTTATACTCATCTAGTTTAACGTCTTTGCGATAAATTGCACCAGTATAGTGAATTAGAAAATAAGTTTCAGTACTCATACTTTTTCACCAGCATAAAAATCACGGAAACGAATAAAGCGCGGGAAGCGTAGAGAGTGACTACCATCTTGGTTTTGTGTAATTACGTCTGCTTTTACTTCCGCCGTATGACCAATAACATCATTGCGATTAGTCCAAAAATCGTCACGTTGAACATCACTAAATCCTGAACCGACATTAACTCGGATATACTTTCCATTGTCTTCCCCTTCACATACGATTGCACCAAGTCGACCTTCGTTACGACCAGTACCTTCTTCAACTGCAATAACAGTTAGATCAACTGTAATGTTTGGTTTAATCTTTAGCCAAGCATCGCTACGCTTACATACGTATGGAGCATCAATGTCTTTAACCATGATACCTTCAAGCCCAAGTGCAGCAGCTTCGTCACGCATTTCATCAAGCTTAGCACGACCTTCTTCTGTGTTTAGATCAACTTCAACATTGTCAAGCATACGAACGTTTTCACATTCAGCGAGGATATGAGTCCAATCACGCTTAAGCATATCGCTGCGAACATTTTGCTTAAGCCCGCACTTGCCGGACAAAAAGTCCTTAAGAGGAATGATATCGAACACGTTAAGTACAGCATCACTGGCGTCAGCATCCTTCTTACGCCGCGCTTGTGTCATAAGTTCTTGGAATGATGCACTGGTAATTTCACCATCAAGCACGTATTCAAAAATTTCATATTTCTGCATTGCCAAAGCAAGTTGGTTTTCAATGTGCTTAAAGTTTTCAAATACCTTGCCATTGCGACTAAACAGCGTTACCTTGGGCTGTAACATAGCAGTAAGAATGCCGCTATCAATACGCTGCATTACTGCTAGAACACGGACGCCATCCAGCTTATAATCGAGAAGCTTTTTGCCCGTAAGCTTAGCTTCATTGTCAGCAGCATCTTTTGCAAGTTGGCAACTAAAGATTGGTACTGTATTTGGGCGTACTTTATTAATAGTTGTCTCAGTAACTCCACAGCGTAGATCCTTAATTAAAATACGACGATACCAGTTGTTCCATGCATCCATGTCACAACTTTCCATTAGCTTTTCAAGAATGCCCTTAGCAAGATTTCCGGTGTAGCTGCGATTACCAAATCCAGTGATACCAAGTTTAAAGGCTTCATCGTACTGATCGTAATTAAAATCAATACGATTATCAATTTCCTTAATCGGCACTTGCTTAATGCCCCATGTAATCATAGGATCAAGAGCAAGCTTCACGCCTTCCCAGAAGAGCTTGTCCTCTGGCTGCTGTAGCAGAACCATTTGCAGGATCTTTTCCTTGTCCAGTCGACTGTTTGTAGATTCAAGCTGCTTGATTACTTCCCACGGCTTCATTTGCTTTGTTTGCCCTATATGTTTTGTTGAGTGCGTTTATTAGTTCAATATAACACGAAACTTCGTCACTGTCAAAGTACCATTTATGATTTTTTGGATCGTAATAGTAAGGACGCAACCAATCTTCTAAATCAATAACATGGTAAAGTTCTCCGTATGACAGTTTACGGAGAACTTCTGATGCGGGTAAATCAAGATGACTAGCAACATCAGCAATCATCGAATAACCTGATTACCTGCACTATCACGGTCACTGTAAATCTTGTTACCACGAACACGAATTAGATCAGCAGCAGCCTGCGGATTTTCCTCAAACATACTTGCAAGCGAATCCTTGGTCACTTCTGGCGTAGTATGAATAGAATAAATCTCATACTTGCGGTGCATATTTGCGCGGGCTCGCATGGTAAGATAGAAAAGCATTTCACCAAGCTTGCTACCTTTTTGATCTTGAAGCGCCCGCATTACATCTTCGCTCTGTAGCTCATGGGCATCAACAATAGTTTCAAGTCCTAGCATATCCCATGCTACGATAAAAATGTTATCGTCTTTATCAACTTCTTCCATTAGAATACCGTAACTCCTGCCTCTTCAAGGGCGCGAATAGATCGTTCAAGATGAATATCATTTTCCTGCTTTAGCATTTCTGGCTTAAGCGGAATAACCACTTCCTTATAACAAGCATCTTCTACAGCATCCTTCGCTTCCTTAAGTCCGCATCCACTAAGGTGGCGCACTTCCTTAATTGCTTCAATCTTACGATTAAGATTATACGTGGTTGTACGAATAGTAATAGTATCGCCCTTGCGACCTTCCATGATGCCAAACAGCACAGCACCAACAAGGTCTTCACCAAATGTCTGACGAATTACATCAAAACATTTAAGACCCATTTCCTGTCCGTATGCTTTCTGCATAGACAGCACCCAACTAATAGTGTTGCGACGAACGTTGTCAGTAATGTCCTCAGTGGATAGTGTCATTGGGGCCTGGGAGTTCGTCATCGGCTTCATCCTCATCAATTACTGTAATACCAAAGTCCTTAAGAACTTTCACTAGCTCTTCAACTGACTCAACATTATCGAGTGCTGAAAGATGCTCTTCAAAGTCTTCCTCTAACATCTTGTCAAACTCTTCCTCAGAAGGAAGCTCAATTGTAATACCTTTAACTTTTGTCATTATTCATATACCTCATCTAGCATTATTGCAAGCACGGAAAGTGGCTCGGTGTCATATGCACCCCAGCCCCTATAAAGTTTCATGTCTTTGAGCATCGATTGTTCGACCAGTTTACGACTCCAACCGGCATTAACATAGTCGTTAAAGCGTTCGTTAAGATACTCTGCTACACGCTCAACCTCAGGCTGATCAGTATAAAGATCCCAATCATCAGGCGTCAGCTTAACGTCAACACGCTTGGTGAGATTCATCTTGTTCTTGAGATAGCTCATTACCCTTCATCCCCGACTGCAATTTTTTGAATTAGATCTTTATCATCGTAAAGGTATAATACATGTCCTAAGGGAGTATCAATAGTCAGTTCATAATCCCCACTATCTGGATAATGATACAATTTAAACTTTACTGCTTGCTTTTTTGAGCTTTTAAAAACTAGGTCTCGCTTAACCATTTTATATTTTCCTTGTATTAGTGAACGCCTGAATAATAAGACCAACTAGCGCAATTGCACTTGCACCAACTAATAGTGCAACATAAGTTGTTTCTCCCGTGCCTTTACCAATTAGTTTGTCTGCGATAATCATTGCAAATATCCAACACATGCAAAATAGACCACGATCAAGCCACGGATTCATTTTATTCCTCTACAGTAATTACTGAACGAAGGATACCATTTGCATCGTAGTAATACTTGGTAACTTCAAACTCGCTTGTCTCTGTTACTTCTTTGGACCCATCTTTACGCTTGATGGTTTTGTATGTAAACGGTTTACGCTTTGTCATGCTCTTACTATACGCTCCTTTGCGAGGATGTCAATAGTCATCTGATGGAGAGAGTCCATATCTTCACGGCTCATATAAAAGTCCGTTGTAGGATCCCAATACTCGCCAGCCTTAGGATCATAATACAGCACCTTGCCGTTAGCATAAAAGAATGGGCCCTCAAGTCCCTTGCGGGGTTGCCACTTCTTATTACGTTCACCAAGCACACGGTAGCCCATTATTCTACTTCCTTCCCTTCGTAGCGGCGCCAATCATATGCAGTTGCTTTGAAAGACGAATCTTTAGACCACAACAACGCCTTTACTTCGTCGTCAAAAACCTTTTCGACACATTCCCAAATGTCGAGTCCGTCGCTATGACAGTGGTAACCTATCCATACCTTCATCTTAGTTCGTCTTATAAATTACAGTTTGACCAGAAACGTGAAACTGTGCGGGCTTGTTATTGCTGACCATATGAATAAACGGCAGCAGCGTAAATTGGATAAGCACAAAGAAGAAAACAAAGAGCAACTTCATTAGTACACTCGCACAATAAGGTGACCATTCTTACTCACCACATCAACGTCACCAAGCGCCTGGAGCGGAGCATACAAGTTTTCATTCTTACGAGCGGCAGGAGTACGACTCAGGATGTGTCCAACCTGTTCCATCTTAATATTTTCAAACGGCTTCTTAGCATGTGTGCCAAGACCGCGATAGGTAAGGTACGTCACCTTACAGTTAAAAAATCGTTCGAGAATCTGGCAAACAGCCACAACACGATCAATGTGCTTGGGGCTGTTAAACTTTTTATGGTGTAGCCTAAAAGCCTGGTCGCTCTTATCACGGGCATCAAGCAAGCTGCCCAGCGGGTTACAGCTACGAACAGTGTTAACAGTATCTTCCTTCACAAGAGTACGCATGGGAAACTCCCTATTTGTTAACTTTTACTGTTACAGTATAGCACCTTTTTGGTGCGTGTCAACCGTTTATGCGGCTTTGGGGGTATAACGGGCAACAATAGCATCTACACGCTTTGCGTGTGCTTTGGTAACACGCTTGGGCTTTTTTACACCCTTAGCGTGTGCAGCAGGAGCCTTGGTCACAGCAACAGTAGAGGAAGCAACGAGCGCTTGGAGTTCCAACTTGGTCATTTGTAATTCCCTATTTGTTGTTAACTGCTATATGTACATAATATAGCCAAACGCTTTGGAGTCAACCAAAAAGACACCAAAAAAGCAAAAAAGATTCCTTAATGAATTCAAGCACTTAGCAGTACCCCAAAAACCTTAAGAATTACAAGAACTTAGCGTTTTAACAATAAATACATACATAAAGGGGAAATACCATGGAATGGTTTGATACCGCAAAAAGTTTGCTAGGAACTAAAGAAGTTGCAGGATCTAGGAACAATCCAAAGATACTTGCTTGGGCCAGAGAGGTAGGCGGATGGACTGCAAAGTTTTACAATGCAGATGAAATCCCATGGTGTGGGTTGTTTGTTGCTTATTGCATGAAAAAGAATGGCATACCAGTACACGATGGTGTATTAAGTGCGCTATCTTGGAACAGTTGGGGAACTCCGCTTGCAAAGGGTGTACCAGGTGCAGTAATGGTATTTGTCCGTCCAGGCGGTGGTCACGTTGGATTTTACGTTAGCGAGGATAAAGACGCTTATCACATATTAGGCGGAAATCAGAGCGACAACGTAACAGTTACCCGCATTGCGAAGAATAGACTTAAAGGTATCCGTTGGCCAAAAGGAAAACCGGCCCCTACACAAGGACCGGTCTACGCAAAGTTTACTGGGGCATTAAGCACTAACGAAGCTTAATACGGTACGTAATCACATACCTTCTTCTTTACACGGACATAAGTCCCGGTGTTTGGATTGTAACGACGAACTGTCTTCCACCAGCATTCACGCACATATTCTACTTGTGGTTGAACATAAACTGGTGGAGGCGGTGCAGCGTAGACTGGGTATGCAGGATAACGTGGACGCCCAATTGCTTCTCCAATGATTAGGCCACCAAGTGCGCCACCTAGGACACCAATAATAACTTCCTCGGAATTGTCTGCCTTTGCTGGAACAGTAAAAACTGTAACAGCCATAGCAATGGCACAAATGCTTGCAATAATCTTCTTCATATTAATCTCCGTTAAGTTAGTATTTATATGTCCTGCCCAGGCACTTTAGGCTGTTGTCCTTCAGCGTTAGGCTTTTGTTCTAGTGGAGCAGTGTCAATTGGGGGGAGTTTCTTCGACTCGTCTAGACATGCAAGAAGTTTTTGCACTGCGGCAGTTGAACCATCTAGTGGAATATATGCCGGCTGAATGTCGCCTGGCATTAGGATACGCATCTCAGACATTTCCATAAATGCTGGAATAAAGCTGTTAACATCAATGCCGCGGATTGCAATTGTATTCTTGTTAATAAGTGAGTATGTCATATCGCCACCAACTACTTGGTTAGCACGATTAACTAGATTCATTCTAAATGAATAGTCACCTGGGGCGTCAGCAATGTTCCATTCATAGTTTTGGAACCAAATATAAAGTTCACCAGACTTGAGGTCTTTAATGAGCTGCATAGTGCTGCCATCTTGCCACTTTGTTTCGGCTACGCAAGCTGCATTCTGTGTTGCGTTTCCAGCATTACCAAAAACGTTCCATGCACCTGTTTGTCCACCACTATAAAAAATAGTCTCAGCAAATGCCTGTGTGGCGAAAAGACTTGCTGCAAGCACGGTTGAAAGTAATAGTTTCTTCATGTTGACCTCAAAGTTTAAAAATGGTAGGGGTTGAGGGCCTCGAACCCCCGACACGTCGATTATGAGTCGACTGCTCTCACCAACTGAGCTAAACCCCCAATTTCTAAGTATTTTTATTATATATTATCTAATTTAGAAAGCAACTTCTTTTTAATAGTCTTTTGGATACCTGGATTAATCTTTTGGACAACTGGCATCGCAACATGTCGAACATAGTTACGCATATATTTAGTGTCAAAATTGGACATGTCGTCGTACCATTCCATGTTATGCTTATTACACCAATTAACTAATTCTTGCTTTGGTGTTACGAGAAAAGGACGAACAACGTTGCCACGATAAATTTCTGGAAGTTTAGGTTGACCATGCATACTACTCCAAACCCAAGTTTCAACGGCATCATCTAAGTGGTGTGCTGTAACTACTGGTGCATCAAGTTGTTCAAAATACTTGTAACGCTCATTGCGCCAGTATTCTTCCATGCTTTCATCTTTTTTTCTCGAACGCATGACAGCACCATCAACCATCTTGATGTTATGTGTTTTGCAGTAACGAGAAAGAAAAGCAAATGCTTCCTTACTTGCAACAGTGCCGTGGTCAAAAAATGCCGCAGTAACATCGTGTTTCCTGCTAAGGAAATTTAATGCAGCCATAGAGTCTACTCCGCCGCTACAAGCGACGTAGAACGTTTTTGGCAATTTTACTAACAATTTAATCATTAGACTACATTCAAATTAATAATACAACGCATTCCGTTTTTAGGTTGCTCTGCTGTATGATAGTAGCTACCATCAAATAGCACAACTCGCCCTTGCTTTGGTGTTACTCTTGCTAATACAGGAAAATCCTCTGCATGTAAATTCCTATTTTGGTAATCAATATTCCTGTGATCGCAAATAATAGTATCGCCATCTGCGTCCATTACGTAATATAAGACTACCAAATGATCTTCGTGTGGATCAATATCCGTATGCAAATTATCTACTTCTGTTCCAATTACATTTGGGTTAAGTGGAAACTGTAAAATAGTTTTACCTTGGAGTATACCGTTAAACTTATATTTCATTTTTTCAGCACCAAGATGTCCGAGAATATCAACATCCAATGCACTTACCTTATTACCGTTTGCATATAATCTATGCGTCATACAAGGGCGTTGCTGCACCCCTGTGCCAAACGTAACGTCTTGGGTATAAAACCAAGGAAACTGTTCCCCAAGCACCCATGCTTTATAGCGTTCCTGTAAACTTACAGGAATAAAATCATCAATGACTAGCATTATCCAATAATCTCTTGAAACTTTTCAGCTACCTCAGGGGCAAGCTTTTGTAGTAGTTCGGTTTTACCAGATAACCCACTTTCATATTGGTCCAACGCCCATGCAAGCTTTGATCTAATATTTTTGATTTTACGGCTTTTGTTTTTATCGTCTTGAACTTGCTCTAGAGCTTCTTCAAGATAAGCATTAACTTTTTGCCATCTTTCCATTTGTCTGTTGTCTAGCATAGTTGAACTCCTATGCTAACAATATAGTTGATGTGTTACATCAAGTCAAAGGAAAAAAAGGGGCTCATATTTCAGAGCCCCAATTTAATTTACAAAGTAAATTACTCTGCGCGGAGACGTAGTGAACCTACGCCAGCAGCAACGTTAAGCCCAGTCTGGGCACCAATGCTGAGTGGTTGTAGTGCAATGCTCTTCTTGAAACCACCAAGTAGAGCGTTAGCTGTTACACCAACAACAGCAGTGGCTTCGGCGCTAGCACCGAGGTAAGTACCTGCGAGACTCTCTGGCTGAGCCTTGCCTGGAGCAATAACAGCCCAAACAAGTGTCTGTGCGCCAGTTACACCAATGTCTACTCCAAGACGGCTAAGCTCAGCGGAATAAAGCTGCTCTTCACCGTTAATGCCCTTATAAAGGCAATCAGCTTCCTTAACGGAACCAATAACCCAACCAACGCTAGAATCAAAATGGCAAGTTAATGTGCCAACCTTAAAACCGGCGCTCTTTGAGCTTGCATCTGCTGCCATACCAGTTACGGTCATACCAACAAGGGCGAGTGCTGCAACAGCAGACTTAATATAGTTCTTCAATGTATTCTCCATTCTAAAAGTTAATTGCTGGTTACGCAATCCAGCGTCATCTTTCGTGTGACCGATCTATCGTTCACGACACAACTTTACGGTATGTGCCTACCACTTTACATTACTAGCCGTTACTTACAAAGTCATTAAGTTTTTTGGCTTCTGTAATAATTTCCTCAGACGTTGGCATTGTTGGCAACTTTGGGAATGCAGTATTTGGACTATTCTCACGCTCGTAAGTGTATTGGTCCATAAGTGCTTGGCGAGAGTTATACGCCTTTTCGTTTAGTGTGGTTTGTGCTAGTTTTAAGAGTTCCAAACGGATCTCATATGGATTTAATGACATAGTTTTTCCTTTCTGTGTGTCTGTGTCAAATGTTGGGATTCTGTTCCAAGGCTCCCAACGGCCCGTTGAGCTTATGCTGCTACGAGGTCGCGATCGCGAACTACGATAGACTGAGCAATTTGCTCGTTACGAACGAAGTTATCGTTTGCATTTATTATCTGCGCTGTAAAGTCAGTCGCCTCACTGTAAACTCCCTTGCCCTTATTTCACTCTTGTCGATCCTAGTTCACCCCCATCAAAAGCACAGCCCGCTTTGCCTATTTCAGCTTATCCAAGAAACGACCTGGCATATTTGCAACTATGTTGTCCAGGCGGCTGTGTTTTTGGTGGAGGTGTGGGGTACCGCCCCCCAGTCCAATAAGTCTTTAAAGCACTATCAACGCTTACAAAAGTATTTATAGCTTCTTTATTCTTCCCCAGTCAATATTAGTCCACACTCTTTCGTGGAAATAATACGCAATAGTTTGGACAATATTCATAAGGATTGCGGCTTCCCAACCAGCCCAGTATGCCGCAATTACGGTTGCTATAATTCGCCAAGTAATGGCTTTTACAATTGATCTACTATGTGTTTCCATGTCGGGATATTTATGCGTAGGTCAATCTATACATAATAGCCATGTCCTCTAAAGTTTGGACAGTTTCTTCAAATGTTTTGATTAACTTACGATGACGAGTAGTTTGCTTTTTAAGCCGACGACAATTAGTTTCTTCTCGTGCAATATGCATTGCATACTGGTCTGCATTAGTCATCAACTTGTAAAGCATACTATGATCTCGCCATGCGTGTGCCATTTCAGCACCCTCGCCCCTCAATTGAATTGATTTCCAAAGCGTCCCGCGCTTTTGATTCCAATCCGTAAAATCATAAAAGAAATTGTGTTCCATAACTACGTTATACAATCAACTCGTTTTTATGCAACCAATTTTTAGTAATTATTGGCAATATTTTGTAGCAATGCCTTACTTACACTTTGGACACCAAAGATATCTTGGAAATCTCCTTCCATCATACCTAAATGGAAAGATGCACTTGCAGTTAATATTCGTTGTAATATAGTAACTACTAAGTCCAATCTAACTCCAATTGAATCCAAATATTCTTCAGTTGAATTAGATAGTTTTTGATTGAATACATCATTGGTCAAATTTTCCTTACTAATAATTGCTGAAACAATTTCTTTGTAAGGACCAATAATGTAACCATCTGTAGGTAACTCATATGCATATCCTATAGCTAGTTCATCCACAGATCGTACATATATTTCATTATTTTGATTATTGTTATAAACTTCTGCTAATGCATCACTCATTATTAAGTTGCCATCAACATAGAAAATCATTTGACGTATTATGTTTTGTATCAAAATATCAACATCACTTTGAATAGTAGTTTGTTGATTTTTAATTCTATCTAAAACATATGCGTTATACATTTTATCAGTAGCGTTTTGTACCCAAATTTCACCAGCGCGAGTTGGGTTTGGTGTCCAAATTCCAGTGTGATCAATAAAGTTAACTGACTTGTTTGCATCGCTACCGTCAGTTAACACATAACCATATGCTGGCGGGGCCATGCCATAATTGCTTAATCTTTGAACGTTTCTGCTCTGCTTCATAATTGCATCAATACGTTGACCATGATAATCGTTTGTAACTAGCCTGCTTAAGAAATCTGCCGGGCGACCATGACCTGTATCTAATGCCAATGACTCTAAACTATTTGCAAGTTGCCAAATATCAACTATCTTTGATTCTACTTTTACAGAATCAACTTGGTACTTTGCAGTAATTAATGTACCTACAGAAGGTGGAGTATCAAACACGAGTTGATTAGTAGTAGAATTGTAGGTATAATTTAATCCCTCAGCTTGTTGTACTCCGCTTAAACTTACTTGAAGACCAGATGCAACGGTACTATATAGCGGGAAGTTAGTTGTAACACCGTCACCTCTATAATGAGTTGTCCTGTTTGGATCTCCAAACTCAATGCCATACTTTCCACGCATCTTTTGTTCGTGTGCTAAGAACTCTGCACTCATAGTATGTAATGCTTCGAGCTCGTAAAGTTTGTTTTCTAAATCTGGATCTGCATTTGAAAGTGTTTTAATAAAATCTAAATCATACTCAATAGCATCAACAATATCTGATACCGCGTCATCTAATGTTAGGTAATCACCAAATGTATATACTGATACTGCAGGAACTCTCACATAATCTATACCAAGTACATTAACAATTGTTGGCGCAGTTAGTGTATCTGTTAACAACCCCATTAATTCATATAGATCATCAGTAACAGAATCATCATACAATTCTTGTAGAAGTGCATCTATTTTTGGTAGCGTATCATTATGTACATAACCTGCCATTGATCCAATAAAGTCTGCAACAGTTGGTCCTTCACTACTAAACCAACTATTTGAAGGCATATCATAACTTAATTGTACATACTCATCAATTCTAATTGGTTGACTTTCCTGTGCAAGTTCCTCATAATCCTCAACTGTTTCAAGACTAGCTATAATAAATCCAAGTTCTCGCAAAGTTTTTAATCTTCCAGTTCCACCACAAATTGAAAGAGTTAATGCAATATCACGCAAGTTTTCAAACTTATTATATTCGTAGCTATTAGAAAAAATTATTTCTGGATCAAGTAAATCAGCAAGAGTTTTAATGTTTACTGAAGGGTTAATTTCAAATGCTGTTTTAATTTGATTAATAACCTCTTCATCATTGATGTCAGTTAAAATTTCTATCAATAAATCGTGGTTTTCATCCCTTTGTAACTCTGCTAATGTTAATTTGTGTTCAACTAGTTTGCTTGTTAAACCAGATGTAATACCGTGACCGTGTTCAATAATTTGTCTTATAAGTTGTCCGGGTGTACCAATGTTTAATAAATCAGTTAGGTCGCCTAGTTTACCTAAGCTTATTAAATCAATTGCAAGAGCATTTAAATCATTACTTAGATTACCAAATCCCTGTGTTATCATAGAATTGTAATCATGATACATTGATGTAAAACCATCAAATGTTGGTTTGTTAATTAATTCTTCTAATGCTTCTTTAAATGGAAGTGTAAAATCTTTTTTGTTTTCTACAGAATTTTGAAGTTTCACTTCAACAAATACAAGATTATCGGCAATGCCTTCTTGTGAAGATTCATTTGTAATACCTAGTGCAGTTAACTTACTTGATATATCAAATCCTGGCAACTGTGTGTTTGTTACAGCGGCAGCAGCACTCAATGACGCACTACCTAATGGACCGTTCGCGGCATTACCAAAAACTTGACTTACCGATCCTGTTAATGCACCTTTTAAATCTGCACCACTTGCGGCTGCACCCATTGCACCATTAAACACTTGACCAAAACCACCTAAGTTAGGCATATTTTGTCCAATTAATGAAGTAGCTTGATTTTTAATAACATCAGTCATAAGACCTGTTAAATTGCCACCTTGTAATGCAGCAGGAATTACACCTGTTAAGCTCGGTAATATTCCACCGCCAATACCTTGAACTAATCCTGAAATTTGACTTGTTATTTGTGTAAGCGGATTAGCTAATCCACCAGATAGCATAGAACCAATAGGACCTGCTGCGGCCCCCAATGCTTGTTGCATAAGACCTTGTGCAGCAGCCATTGGATTTGCTCCCATAGCACCAAATGCACCTAGTGCGGCTCCCATTGCTCCATTTACACCAAGTCCTTGACCTTGTGACATACTTGATGCTGCGGCTGCTGCACCAGAAGAAATAGGTTTACAACCGCCACCTGAACCTTCTCCACAACCGCCACCTCCGCCGCCGCCAGCGCTTCCTCTAGATTCACCAGTTCCGCCGTTAGCTTCTTGACAAGTTGTTGGCCCATCATACCGTGTATTACCTGGGTCTGAGTTATTAGGAGTATAAGGATTTGCCTTGCCTTCGCAGACTCTTCCTCTTTGTCCTACTGGACCACCATTCTGGAAGTGCATAGTATCGTGATAATAGTCACCACCAAAATTACCACCCCACCCAATTGCTCCACCCGAGTCTTGACAAACTTGACTGGCTAAAGATTCGTATGCTCTAAATGAAGGTGTATCGCCATTGTATAGGTTGTTTAAAGCGCAACCATTTTTATCTACAATTACAACGTCAACTGCATTACCGCTTGGATGCTTAGAGCTGCCAACGCTACGTGAACCAACGCCAGAAAACGCATAAGCTTTTAATCCAGTGTCTGCGTGTGCAGCGTTCCATTTATCTAAACTACCTTGTAATCCAGATACAGGGCCTTTAATTCCGTTGTATACACCTGATCTTGGACCATTACCTCTGCTAGTAGCTTGTCCGTTACCCTGGCCACCATTAGCGCAAGGATCTGTGCCTGATTGTTTACCAAGTGCTTGATTTGCAGCTCTTTCTGCTACTGCTTTTGGATCTGAGAAAGAACCTAGAGCTGCACCGCCTGCTGACCCAGAAGGCAATGCTGGTGCTACTGCATTTTTTGCTGCATCTGTTGCTGTGTTAGTTGTATTTGTTTCTGCCATAATTAACTTTTACCCACAATGAATGTTGGACTGCCTGCAACCCTAGGATGACCACAAGTATCTTTATTTGTTTCTATTGTAACTTTTTTACCGCCCACAATAAATGAACTTGAACCTTCGTCGGTTTTTGCTTTGCAATGCTTTTTCACTTCGGGACATGGTTTATGAGGGCTGACTGGGCTCCCAATTGGAGCAACTGGGCGCCCGTCAATAATCATTGATTTATCACCGCTTATTATTCTGCCACCTGCAGAATTACGGTCCCCTACCCTGTGTACTTTTGGCATCGAGCAATCCTTCCAAACTGCTTGCTGGTTTAATGCCGCTTGTTCCGCGAGTGTATTCATCACTTACTTCTTTGCGAGTAAGCGCGGACATAGCTACTGCATTTCTTTGCAAGTTTATATTAACTGTATTTAACTCTACAGAAAACATGCTTGGAAGCATACCTAAACTGCCCTGAGGTGTTGGCGCAAGTGTTACTGGTTTTGTAACAATAAACTCAGCCATTGTTTCACCTTGGTAACAAGCGATTACTTCCTCACCAGTTATTAGTTTGAAAGTAACCACATCGCCTTGATTGTAACTTTTATTAAGAAGCATTAAGCTGCTAACCTTTCCATAATTTCATGCTTGTGCATAGTCTTTAATGTAGTCCAACCACCATTAATAAGTGGTTCGTCTCCTGCATAAATTACAGGAAGTGTACGATGCCCTTGTGAACGAAGCCAATTAGCTTTGTCCTCATTAACTGTAATGTCTACTTCTACATAATCAATACCGTGATCGTTAAGATACTGTTTAGCGGCAGAGCAATATTGGCAACCTGGTTTTGTATATACTGTGAGTGTCTTCATAGGCTTATTCCTTTAAATGTGTTTTCGTTTACGTCCTGTTTTACGGCGCCAATTGTATAACTTGAAATTTCTGTTTCTTGTGGGGCAACTTGTACTTCCATGCCGCTAATCCACTTTTGTGTCCAAGGAAGAGGGTTTGATCCAATCTTGTATGGAGATGGTAGACCTACGCTTTGCATACGACGAGCAGTAATCCACTCAACATATTCATTTAACAATTGTTCATTGAGACCGATCATTGATCCGTCTTTAAATAGATATTTTGCCCATGCTTTTTCTTGGTTAGCAGCATCAACAAACATCTTAATCGATTCTTCTTTAGTTTCCTCTGCAATTTTCACAAATACAGGATCATCCTTTGGAAGTGTTTTTAGCAAAAGTTGCGTCCCCGCCAAGTGAAGATTTTCATCTCTTGCAATAAACTTAATAATCTTAGCATTGCCTTCCATTCTCTTTGTTTCAGCAAATGCCCAAGAGCAAGCAAAGCTTACATAGAAACGAACACCTTCAAGAATGTTTACACTCATAAGTGCAAGCCATAGTGCTCGCTTATGCTTGTAAGCAGCATCAGGTGTTTCTTCATATGTTTTTGGTAGTGTAGCAAGAACATTATTATAGTGAATTAGTTCATCGTAGTTCTTACTAATGTCCTTAGCACAATCAACAATCTCCTCAATATCCATTAGCTCATCAAAAATTACGCTTGGATTAGCATACACATTGCGAATAATGTGTGTATATGAACGTGAGTGAATTGTTTCACTAAAAGTCCATGTTGTAATCCAATTCTCAAGTTCTGGAAGAGAACAGATAGGACCAAAGGCCACGCTTGGTGCGCGGCCCTGTACTGAGTCCAATAGAATTTGTCTCTTGAGATTACTTGTGAAAATATGCTGTTCATGAGCAGTAAGCGACTTAAAGTCCTTAGCATCACGCAATGTATCTACTTCTTCTGGTCGCCAAAAGAAACTAAGCTGCTTGTCAGTTAGCTTATCGATTGCGGGATACTTCATAGTATCATAACGTTGAATAGTTACTCCACCGTTTGAATCAAGGAACGCCAAACTTTTAGTGTGGTCGCTTTTATTTTCAATATCAAATACGCTCATAATTTCCTCTTAAATTACACAACTATCGCAAGATTCATCATCTGTTACTACTGGTGCTAATTCTACAGTTTTAGCGACCATCTTGTCAACATCTACCTCACCTGCACCATCATATGTATTGAAGTAATAAAGTGTCTTAATACCATATTTGTAACAAAGTACAAGATGCTTAAGCATTTCACTCATTGGAATCTTATCATCTTCGTAGAAAGTTGGGTTGTAAGAGGTATTAGTTGAAATGGATTGATCAATCCACTTCTGTAGTACTGCACAAATCTTTAAGTAACCTTCTGGTGACTTTTGATCCCATAGTAATTCATACTTGTTCTTGAGTCTTGGATAACCTGGAACAACTTGCTTAAGCACACCATGCTTAGACTGCTTAACTGAAACATAGGCTCTTGGTGGTTCAATGCCGTTCGTTGCATTTGCAATCTGTGCGCTTGTTTCTGCTGGCATAAGCGCCATAACAGTTGCATTACGAATACCGGTTGTCTTTAGCTGTTCGCGTAGAACATTCCATGGCATACGTTCGTTGTGTGCAACTAGTTCATCAATATCTGTCTTACGTGTGTCGGCTGGTACAATACCTTGTGCATACTTTGTATCGCTGCTTAGTTCACATGCGCCTTGCTCTGCTGCAAGATCAGCACTAGCCTTAATGAGATAATATGACCAAGCTTCTGCATATTCATCCACAAGTGTAAGTGCTCTTGGATCACTATAAGTTACATCGTTCTTTGCAAGGAAGTATGCAAGGTTAATAATACCAACACCAAGTGGACGGAAATCCCTTGTTGATAGTTGTGCAGCCTTAACTGGATAATTTTGATAGCTTAGTAGTGCATCAAGTCCGCGAATAGCTAGTGTGCATGGTTTTTCAAAATCTTTTGGATCTTTGATATTACCCCAGTTAATGGCAGACAATGTGCAAAGTGCAATACGACCATCTTCGTCATTAATGTCGTTTAGTGGGCGAGTTGGTAGTGTAATTTCTGCACAAAGATTTGACTGCTTAACAGGCCACTTCTTTTCATCAAATGAACTGTGCGTATTGCTGTGGTCAACATTTTGTAAGTAGATGCGACCTGTATCTTTACGCTCCCCCATAAATGAACTAAACAAGTCCGATGCTTTTACCTTCTTTTTACGAATGCGTGTATTACGTTCTGCTGTTTCATATAGTTCACGGAATCTATCTTGGTCATTGAAAAATGCTTCATAAAGACCAGGTACATCATTAGGTGAGAACAATGTAATATCGCCGCCAGTTAGCAGTCGCTCATACATTAGCTTGTTAAACTGTATTCCATAATCCATGTGACGGACACGAGTATCATCTGTACCTTTGTTGTTCTTTAATACTAGTAGATCTTCTACTTCAAAATGCCAAATTGGATAGTAGAGAGTGGCTGCTCCGCCTCGTACACCACCTTGTGAACAAGACTTAACGGCTGATTGAAAATATTTGAAGAATGGGATAACGCCAGTATGAGCGGTATCGCCATTACGTATAGGAGAATTAATAGCGCGAATACTACCTGCCCCAATGCCGATACCAGCCTTTTGAGAAACGTACTTGACGATTGAACTTGCTGTTGCGTTAATGCTGTCGAGGCTGTCTGCGGTTTCAATGAGGACGCAGGAGCTAAATTGTCGTTGTGGTGTTCTAACGCCTGCCATGACTGGTGTTGGGAGGCTGATGTCGTGTTTACTAATAGCTTCGTAATAATCCCTAACCCAAGCAAGTCTTGTCTCCTTTGAATAATTTGCAAATAATGTAGCAGCAATAAGCATGTATGCTACTTGGGGTGTTTCATAGATTTCACCTGTTACACGATTCTGTACTAGGTACTTACCACGTAGCTGTTCCATTGCTACATAGGTAAGTTCCATATCACGATCATGCTTGATATATCCATCAAGCTTATTCCATTCTTCTTCTGTGTAGTATTTGATTAGCTCTGAATCATAAAGTCCACGTTCTATATTCTTTTTAACAACGTCAAGTAACGACCATGGTTGAAAGCGATTATAAACTTGTTTACGCAAATGAAAATTGATTAAACGACCGGCAACATACTGATAGTTTGGTGTATCCTCTGTAATTAAATCTGCAGCAGATTTAATGAGCATCTCTTGGATTTCTGTGCTCTTAATATTATTATAGAATTGAATTTGGCTACGTAATTCAACTTCGCTTGCGCTCACGCCAGCGATACCTTCTGTTGCCCAAAAAACTACCTTGTGTAGTTTATCGAGGTTTAAATCCTCTTTGGCGCCATTGCGCTTTGTTACTTGAATCTTATTCATAGAACTTCCTTTAATAGATTAATAGTTTAGTTTAACTTGTTTGCTAGGTCAATTTTTGTGTATGCAAAAATTGGATTCCCTAAATTGGGGATCGTGGATTTATTTACGACAGTTCTAGGTGCCCAATTAAGCATGTATAATCCCGAGTTGACCGAGCATAAATTAATCCAACCTTCGTTGGATTGATAAACCTCTAAGGTTATTTCATCAGTTATATGGGGATTATCGCATAAAGAGAGTGTATATACCATACCAAGGGATATCCCTAAATCACAATAGATATTATCATTTATTAGATTCCAAGGATCTGGTAGTTCATTTAAATCATCAGGTGTTAGATAATGATTTACGAGCGGTGCTTTTGCCCACGCATTTGCTACTTCTTTTAAGCAATCTTCAAGAGACATGGGCGTGAGGGCATTACGCCACTCACGCCACTTTAAAATACGATCTCGACAATTAATGTCGTGCCAAATCAAGTTAGATTGCGATCCACGCTATAAGAGAATGAAACATCTGCACCAGTGTTTGTTGTTGTATAATTAACAGTTACATCTGATCCAGAAACTGTAGCAGTCAACGTTAATCCAATATCAGTTCCGTTTTCAGTAAATGAATCACTGTATGTAATACCAGTAGCAGTAGCAACGATCTCTAGTACACCGTTTCTAACACCAGTTCCTCTAGATGCAATGTAATTTAACTTTTGTGCTTTCTGTGAAACGTTGAAAACAATACCAGAACTAGTATTACTAGTGTTGTTAGTTAGTGTTTTAATATCACCTGTTGAAATTTGTCTTTTTCCAATGAAAACGCCTTGTGATGCTTCAATGAAAACAGATTTGGTATTGCTGTAATCAATGCGTGGTATTGCAGATGTTTCGCTTCTTGTAAAAGTATCACAAATACTCGATCCACCAAAATCTTGGAAAATAATAACTGGGTATGCAGGTGAAGAAATATTTTGATCGCCAGCACTTAAGTATGCATTGAATGCACTTGTAACTTTTGCTGTTTTATAATTTACAATAGCAGAATTAAAAATTTCATCAAACAAGCTATTTGTTATTCTTAACCCCAATGGACCAACAATGCTTTTTCCGCTACCAGTAGTATCTTCACCTATCTTAAATCCAAGATAGAGCTTATTAAAATAACACTTATCAAATACGATGTTTTCCATATCGTCATCTAATATTGCAGCATAATTGCTTTCTTTAAATTCGCAATTATCAAAAATAATGTTCTTTGTGTGGTTAATCGCACTGCTATAAATTCTTAATGTAGAAAGCAAAGAACCAGATGTAGTTGGTGCTTCGCCTAATCCGCCTGAAAATGCTACGTTTCTAAATATTACAGATGACGCAGAATTAATGATGAAAACATCCATTGATAAAAAGTTAGCGTTAAATGTTATATCGTTTATTGAAATGTAACTAGGCAATACTGCACCATTTGCACCAACATTTTCTCCAACTTGCATTTTACTGTCAGCTAAACGGGCTACACAATTTGCAAAGCTATCTCTAGCAGTAATAATAGTGCAGTTTTTACCTTCACCTTGTATTGTAGCAAAGGATGGGATTTTAATTGTATCGTTAACTATATAGTTTCCTGCTGGAAAATATAAAACTCTTCGTGTTGATGGGTTAGAATCTCTAGTATACAAATCAGCTAACGCTCTATTAATGTATACAGTATCATCATCAATTCCATTTCCTTTTGCGCCGTAATCTCTAACGCTTGCAACATCGTCAAGCTTTTCTTGTAAACTTCTAGTAACTGGTGATGATAGACTTTCACCTGTTATAGCTTGATAACCTGCTGCTACATCTTTATATGTGTAGGAATTTTGAGCAACCTCTAACAAATTACTGTATTGTGTTAAGATTTCTGTATTACCAATTTGCGGCGCGCCCTCTGCGGTAGGACCATTGCCAATAAACAATCTGCGCTGATCTATAGCCCAACCAAACTCTGCTGCGGCAAGCTGTGGTAAATTTTCGCTTAAACCATATCTATGTTGTATTCTACTAATACTGATTATTGGCATATCTTTATCCTACTATATGCTAGTATTTATGATAAATTTAAATGATACTGCTCAACTCTTTTCCACCACAATTCACTGTACTTTTCAAACTCTTCTAAATTAAGTTCAAATAGTTGTGTTTCAAGATCTCCTGAACACATTAAAATAACACCCTGTTTAATATCAGTACCATGAATGTGATTGTGTGCATGAGCATATGCCGATAACTGTAGGAAGTAGTCGTCGATCCATTCACGCTTTTTTGGTTTGTTAGTTTGCTTAAAATCCATAATAGCTGGTTTACCTTTCCAAACACCAACACAATCTGTTGTGCCAGCATAAAGACCAGTATAATATAGATTTACTTCGCTTCCCCAAACTTCATTAACAAATGGTTTCATATATTGTTCAATAATTGCATCAGCCATTTTAGCTGCTTGGGCATGAACAACGTTTGAGCCAGGTTCCTTCATTTCCCCAGCAATGAATTCTTCTAAACGCTTGTGCATTATAGTTCCGCGACTTGCAGCATTTTTTGTTATTTCTGCTGCCTTATCGTGTCCTACACGCTTACGCCATTCGTTTAATGCTTGTACTTTTTCAATTGGTTTTGTTTTATCAAGTACTGTTGTTACACTAGGTACTTTGATGCCATCGGGGGTAAGATATTGACGACCAAGCTCTGACTGTACTCGCTTAATACTCGAGTACTCATAAAGGGGATTGAGTAACATTTAATAATTTTAATGAATTTACTTTAATAACGCAATTAATCGTTACGTGTTGCTGCTCTTTTAGCCATCATAGCAACGTCTTGCTCATCACCAGGTTGATATTCTAGATTGTCGCTAACTTCATCATTATTTTGTGTGTTAATAATAACTTCATCCTGATTTATACTTTTAATCAAGTTAGCTATTGTTTGATTTTTTTGTCTTAAATTTTCTAATTCAGCATATGTGATAGATTGTCCAGCATTTTGCATTAAAGCTTCAATGCTGGACATTGGTACACGTACACCGGTCGCTCTTTGATCACCTTTTCCTTTTAGGTAACTAAGGATAGCCATTAATACTGGTTCAGGTCCATCAGTTCTTTGATTGGCGATCTCAAACAAACGCATTTTAATTAACGCTTCTCACGACCAAGAGATAAGTTGCCACCTACAGCAGCATCGCTTGCAGCAAAATCATCTTCTTCATCAGCACCAAGATCTGGAAGATCTTCTTCGCCACCAAGATCTGGAGCACCAAGATCAGCACCTACATCTGCGCCAGGAACAGATACAGTTCCCCCTTCTCCGCTAAGAGAACGAACAGCTTGATCCATTGCTTCTCTGCTTGACTGTACAGTTGTTAGCAATGAACTAAGTGTTGAACTAGCACTTGCCTTAAAGCTATCAGCTTCTGCGCTACCAATTGCAGTGCGAATACTATCAGTTAGTGGAGGAAGTTGCTCGTTAAGCATCTTGCTTAGTTCTTCAATCATATCCTGCATTGAATCAACCATGTCCTTTGCAGCAAGCATTGCCTGTGCCTGGCCTAGTTCATCTTCAAATAGACGAGATTCTGAAACCTTCTTCTTTGGAAGACCAGCGTGCTTTGTGCCAGCAATCTTCTTAAGTTCTTTTTCGCTCATGCCCATCATTTCTTTTGATGCGCCTTTAGCTTTGCCTTCGCCACGCTTTGCTGCTAGAGCAGCACCAGCAGCTTGTTGCTGAGCTTTTGATACAGCCTTTTCATCAACTTTCTTCTTAGCTTCGTTGACTTTATACTTCTTGCCGTCAACATCAAACTCTTCTTTACCAGAAGCCTTAGCTTTAGCTAATTCACCGCTAAACTTGTTGCCTTCTTTTACCTTAGCTTCAACTTTCTTTGGTGACTTCTTATCATCTTTTACATTTAATTCGGCTTCAGCAACATAACTTTCTAGTATTTGCTTAGCCATAATTAAACCAACGTAATTTGGATTGTTTTGACTTTCGTGTAGCTTATGACTACCACGAACTTTGGAAAGTTTTTGATCAATACTTTCCATCATATCCATAGCTGAGTTAACAGTCATAGCGTTTAAATCTAGGCTCCAGCCTAGCTTTTCGCGCATCTTATTATTCATTGCAATACTGCTGGTTTTTTCAATATCTGAAAGCTTCATTTGGGTATCCCTACTATATTGCTTATTTATACAACTACTTGACTTTTAATTAGTGGAGATACCTCTTCTAGTATTAGCTCATACTCCCCTAGTGTCCTGCTCAAACGATCAGAAATAATTTTTTCTTTGCTATAATCTCCTCGGTTTTGGGCGTGTTCTAAGTGATAGCTATAACGTTCAATTTCTTCTAGATATTTTCCAAGTCTATGATTATTTGCTTTAAGAACAGCACAGGCAGAATAGTCGCTTTGACATAGCGACACAGAATATGCTACAGCCCATGAACGCTTATAAAATTCTTCTAAAAAGATACCTTTTCTAGTTACTTTATAACGATCATTTTTTTGTGTAATTAGAATATCATTTACTCGAACCCAATCACTTCCTTTTGAAATGATTGGAAAATTAGTAATGGTCGGAATAGTAGATTCAATAACGTAGTTGAGTTTATTTCCAATTGATTTTTGATCTAACACTGTAGCTAACTTCATTGTTTTTTCTCCGTCTAGCTACTAAGTTACGCTCAAGAAGTTGCTTTAGCAACTTTTTTTGCGGTGGAGAAACTTGTTCATCTTTGATTTCTCCGCCATTAAGTTCAATTAATTCTAAAATATCTATCATCTCTTGGGATGCATAAATGCCTATTCCAGGCATTATTAATATACGCTTACTCATGAACGAGTAACAACGTACCAAACAAGACCACCAACGGTTCCTATCAAACTAGCAATAATAGCAAGACCAATAGTTATTAAACTGCGAAGGGCACTTGTTTCTTTTTTAGTCAAGATATCCTTAATTTCAGTTACGCTGGACTCAATTTTATCCATACGTTTAGTCATACCATCTTCTAGCTTTTCTATGCGGGTAGACATAGCTGCTAAATCTTCCTGCAATCCTTTATACCTCTCTGCACACAAATCAACGTGTGCTTCTAGGCTTTGTTTTTCAATCGATAAGGACATCTTTACCCTTTAATTAATAGTCGATGGGTGCCTAAGTTATGCCTAATTTGTGCCTAATGTGTATCTCTACACAAGAATATTTATAAATTAGGGCAAAGAAATAATGTTTATGTTTTTGAAGGTCCCAGTTGTTTGAAAAACAGGGGGGAAAGCAGGTTGTGTTTCTGTCAATCCGTTAATTAAGGGTACATAATTTAAATCTTTTAGTGCAACTTCGCAGTTTTCACCAAATGCATCTTCGTGCTCAATATCAAATTCCATTTGCCATATGTTACACTCTTCTGGTAAATTTGAACCTAAATCAAATAAACGTGGATTACGAAAAAATTGAGTTACATGGATGTTAATAGGTTGACTACGCAATCCAAGTGTTTGTACTACTGTATCTAAATTCCTTTGTTGATTGCGCTGCAAACCCCAATCATCAATATTTGATTTAATTTTTACATTAGTTTGTGTGATATCAACTGTGGTAAAAAGAATATACCTGTGTAACATTTTCAGTATCCATATGCACCAGTATATGGTGAAGCGTTTTTATTATTTAACGGATCACATTCCCTGTGCCATACAGCTAACTTAACACAATCATCGCTATTATTAAACATAATAGCATCTATTGTATTGTATCCTAAATAAACTGCACATTGGTATCGATTACTGCCCATTTTCACTGCCCATATCATGCCATCTTCGTTTATGATTGGACGAGTATGTTCGTATTCTTTGGGTTTCCATCGACAGTACATATTATGCCACCAGTAAGGAGAAATTTTATACAACATGATAGGATACCATAAACCATCTTGTTCTATTCGTGGAAGATCACGTGTTTTCCAACGTTGATCTGTATGCAAGTCCATAGGAGTTAACTTGCTTAATGTGTATGGTTGAATGCGTGGATCACGCCATTGAGATTGTAAATGCATATTAGTCATAAAAAAAGCTGCATAATAGTTATGCAGCTTTCTTAGTTTATTTATCTGCTATTAGGCAGCAGCTAGCTTGAAGCCTACGTCTGTTACAGTTGTACCAGAAACGTCTACGCTGTTAGCACCTACTGCTGTACCTAGAGCGCGGATAGCTGTCTGCATGTCAGCAGCAGTCCAACCAGCACCGTTCTGCTCAATTCCCCAGCTTGCAACGCCTGAAGCACCACTCTCGTACTGGAATAGTACTGGAGTACCCTTTAGTGAGAGAGCCTTGTATACTGCTTCCCATGCTTCGTTTACACCGCCTTCACCGCTCATGTCAACTGCTGTACCAGAACCGTTCTTTACGATCATTCCAAAGAAAGCAATCTTTGAACCACCAAAGAACTGTGCAGCACCAGCTACACCCATATCGCCATTTACTTTTACTACACCGGCCATTTTATTTTTCCTTATCTAAGTTTCTGCGCTTTGTGCGCTGTAATTATTTAGCATTTGAATTAAAAAATTAATTATAATTCAGCTATTTTTTTACCAATTGCGTATCCTGCAACGCCTGCAATAGCCATCTTAGCCCAAAGCGGTGTACCAGTTTTAACGCTCTTTGGCATTTCTGCATTTCTAGCAAGTAATTTATTACGTTTTACTGTACGTGAATACGGGTTATAAAGATCGCTTTGTTGAAGGTCTTTTTGTATACCCATATAAACTCTAGTCGCTGCCAGCTGTTGTTCTTCTGGCAAAGCACGATCCCAATCTGCAATCAAACGACGTGCAGACTTTAATCCAGGACTGCTAATTCCTAGGCGTTGCTGCAATGTTAAAAGAAAATTACGATCAAAATCTCGATCATTTTTTCCGTTTGCTACGTTTTTTAAATAAGTTTTATACTGCAATTCTGGGATAGAAACTAAACGATCAATTTCAATTTTATCTGAGTAACGTCTATTGTTTATTAGCGTATGAGCCATATTATGGAGATCACTGCCGGAACTTCTCCATCCATTTAAATTGCCGTAAGCAAGTGTTTGCTGTGCGTACTTCCTTGCTGCTTCTGGATCTGTCTTTTTCATAACGTGCAGACTTAAAATTGCGTTAAAGAAATTATCAGCAATTTCGCTTACACTTGTATTTGCAAGCCTAGTGGGATTACGAAAAAGTTTTGCTTCACTTAATTCTTTTACAAATTCAAAGCTCATGGTGTTGTACCTGCATTAGTAGTAGGTCTTATAGACGCAGTTAGCGCGGCGCCTTGAGCTTTAGTTGCCATACGACCTGTTTTGTTATTTTTCCATTGTGCCCCAAGCCAAGTAAATTTATTACCATTTAATGTTGCTTGTGTACCTGGTGCAATTGGGGCAGATTGAGGAGGTTGCTGAGCAGTTTGTTGTTGCTGTTGCAACTGTGCATTTCTTTCAGCTTGGTATGCAGTGTAAGCAACTTTGATTGCAGCAGTAATTGCCTGACTAGATGGCATTTTACCAGGTGGCATACTGTATGGTAAATTATATCTACTCTTTACACTTGATCCACCAGCAGTTTTGAAAAATTGACGCATTGCTCCGCTTAATATTGGATCTGAAAGATTACGTGCCTTGACTAACTTTGCTAGATACTGTATGAAAGCAAGGGCATACTTATCTGGATCTTGTGCAGTATCTGGTTGCACTTGTATTAATTTTTTAGCCACTTCATCCCATTGTTTTGATGCTTTTAAAACAATTTGTTCGAGTTGACTAATACCAAATATTTCTTCGATTGGTTGATTTTCAAGTAATTCATTAATCTTCATTGCGGTCAGTCCTTCGTATACCGCGCATAAATTTACTTGAATCTTGTCCCCTAATGCTGTTTAAAAGCCTACGCTCTAATTCGCCTGCTGTTTCAGGATCATACGTTTCACGAATTAAATTAATTAAATTTACAGCACTTGTAATAATGTGTAAGGCACGGCTTTCAATAATACTGCTACGATCATGATCTGGGACAATATTAGTAATTTCATCAAGTATGCTACGAGTTCTACGTTTCATAATAAATTATTTATTTGATTTTTTACTTTTTCAAGTTAGCAAGCATCTGCTTTAACTTAGCACTTTGCACTTCCGCAGTTACTTTTGGTGTATCTGTTACTTCACTTGGAGTAACATTTGTCTTATTTTTAATGCTATCCATAATGTTAGAACTTGGCTTTTTGAAGTTACTTTGAATATCTTCACCGGTATCAATAATACGCAATGTGTTTACATCAAACTCAAGTTCAACTTTTTGTCCAACACCGCTGGAACTACGTGTTTTCATTAACTGTAGTTGATAACGCCCTTGTTCCTTCATGCTGCGGCTTGTAAAAATACCAAATACGTTGTCTGCTGTATTGATCTTAGAAATACCCCCTGAGATGTGACTGTGATCAAACTCAACTTCTTCAACTGCACCTCTGTTTAACTGCGATGCTGTTACAAGTACCATATCAAGTTCGCGAGCTAAGTTACGCAACTCTTCTGATACGTATTTGTCTTTTACGAATAGATCGCTTGGACTTACTTTTGCGCTAACTGGCATTAGAAGATCGAGATAGTCTACACACAAGTAACTAATCTTACGACCAGTTTGAACTTGCAGTTCTTTTAAGTAAGCACGTATATCATTTACGTTGCTTTGTGCTGGCATGTATTTGATACGCAAGTTGCCTGCCTTCTTACCAACCATTTTAATCTTCATTTCAACTGTATCAATTTCTTTGAAGATCTCTTTGCTTGTTACACCTGTAAGCATACTGTCAATACGCATAGAACAAAGTTCCTCGCTAAGTTCTAGTGTAATGTATACACCATCAAGTCCATTCATAAGCCAGTTAAGTGCCAAGTTCTGCATAAACAGCGACTTACCTGCACCTGAACCGCCTGCAAAGATTTCAAGTTCGCCTCTATTAAAACCACCATATAGTTTGTTATCAAGCGTTGGCCACCCAGTAGACATTTGTCCGTTGTTGGACTTTAACTTCATCAAACGTGATCGCGGATCATCAAAATAATCAGTACCTAAATCTCTTGTTAGTGAGATTTGTACTGCATCCTTAACTAGTTTTTCAATTGGGTCATACTCACCTTTTTCAATGAGATCAGCACTTTTGAGAATTACACGTAGCAGTGTTTCATGACGTGTGAATGATTCAAACTCATCCATAAACCAATCAATCATGCTGTCATCAACAGCATCGAGCTTTTGTAGGCTAACACCTGCTCCAGCCTTAACTTGTTCGTTTGTCGGTAATGAATTATATTTCTTACTATAGTCCTGTAAGAAAGTTGCTGCTGATCGCAAACTCTTATCAAAGTTAACGGGATCATAAATGTTTTGTACACGCACAAACGACTGTGCATCTGCGAGCATTATTTCTAAAAATAGTTTTTGTAGATCTACCGAATACTTAGATTCCATTACACTTTCCGCAATTAAATCTGCAATAGTTAGGTGCAGACTCACTAGTTAGTTTAGCAAAGAAATCCTTTGCTATGCTAGATTTTATTACATCGTTTATGGTTACTTGATGTATATCAAATGTCTTCGACCACGGGGTTTTGTATCTAAATCGATGATCAATTAACATACAACACGGCATATAATAACCATCAGCAGTTACAATATGCATTGGTTTTTTAATACACAAAGGATCAATATCTTGCTTATCATTGGGACGTTCTTTAGAATTTTCTGTTGGCTTTAACCAATCATTTTCATCAACCCAACGATCGCTATGTAAAATAAAAAACTCATCGAAGCTTAATTCTTTACTTAACTTACGTGCTTCCTGAATATCATTTTGATTGTAATTAAAAACTATAAATTGCCATATTAACGTAGTCGAATCTTTTAAAGCAGTTGCACATTCAACAATGTTTTTCCATCTTGCATTCACTCTATATGTCATAAAATTTTCAGGCGTGCCGTCAATACCAACAACTACCTTATCATTTTTATCTAATAACCATGCAAGCTTTTTCCAAAGAGTTGTGCCGCTTTGTCCGTTGGTATGAATGTATACTTTTTTATTTTGACCTTTTGCCCATTTAATCCATTCAATGAATTCAGGATGAAATATTGGGTCGCCCATCGTTCCTTTAAATTCAAATATTTCTATTTGATCTAGTACTGGAGCAATAAAAATTTTAAAATGATCTAAGCTTAAATCGTGGTTAAGCCATGCTTTAGGAAACTTTTCAATAAAGTCTGTTCTTGCACACCTTGGACAAGCTAGATTACATCTGTTAGTAATCTCTAATTCAAAATTACTAAAATCTAAAGGAAATTTAGATTCCATATCGCTTCCTTAATAACTCTATCTTTAATTTATTAGACTGCTTACTACATAATATTGATCTTAACGTGTAAAGTCTACCATAGCGTAAACAAGCATCCGCAATATCCTTAATGTCATCTTGCCAGTCTGGAAAAGCAACGCTCCATCCATACTTAAGTGCAGCATTAACTAATTGCTTGCCTGCTTTGTCTCTGTCCGGTACAACGATAATTTCTCGTCCCAGTGTATCGATTATCTCGGCTTTGCGGTCATTGACTTCATTAGTTAGTACTGCAAGTCCGCCAAGTGAAATTGCATCAAGTGGACCTTCGCTTAACAGTGCAAACTTACTATCACGCTTTTGTTGATCCATACCAAACACGTAATCACTACCAACGTGTTGAATATATTTGCCTTTGCTGCCGTTGTAATCAATACTACGAGCAGTATAACCTACAACTTTATTTTCCCAAGTGTATGGGATTATAAGGCGCCTGTTGTATCCTTCTGCGGGACTCCACATCCAGTCAAAGTCGTGCAATTCAAAGCCCCTGCTATCAAGATACTTTGCAACATCTAATGCATCCTGCTCTTGTGCGGATGCTAAACTAACTGTGTTTTCTGGAAGATCGCGTGGTTCAAAGTGTATTGCTTCTTTAATACGCTCTTGATAAACAACTTCCTCATCAAGGTCACGCAATGCGTCGAACTGTAGCCTCATAATGAGGCCTTCGTCCATACCCATCCATTCCATAAGTTTACGGATCTTTAATCCGAAGTGCAACCCTGGTCTCCAACCAGTCTTAAACCCACAATTAAAGCAATGATAGATTACTCCACCATCTTCAAAAACCATACCGCCGCGACCTTTTATGTCCTTAGTTTCGCCATTATGGGTGCAACAAGGAGCATTAAAGCTTATCCAACCCTTGGTAGCATTTTTATGCTTAGGTGGAATTACAGAACGTATTGCATCTTGAATAGAATTCATAACAACTTAATATAGTAGTTAGTTAACGTCTAGTCAATTAACAGTATGGTATTATTGATGCTAAGTAAAATTGGAATGGAAGAAGCTTTACAACAATTATTAGAAAAATATCCTTTTTTCGCTATTATCCGTTATTCTGATATTGAATATGTTTGCATCGTTCAGAACCAAGACGTTGACGTAACTACAATATATGATTACAATACATTAAAAACAGATGACCATAAAAAGCTTTTTCTTGAGTTAGCAAATCAATGGTGGTGGGAATCAAATCGTATGATTCCTATTAATGTTTTCTTAAAAGAAGATTGGGTACAATTTAGATATTGTGCTAAAACGTTAATAACAAAAGAATGTGAAATAGTTGCGGGACATGCCGTCCGTTTACACGAAATAGCTGGTAAACGAACTAAACGTAAAATGATACAACTAGTCCGCAAGCCTTAACAATTTTTTTGCAGATGGCAATAACATATTAGCTAATTCTTCATGGGCTTCTTCTAATGGATGTAGATAAGGACCTGCAGGATAACGACTACCCCATGTAAAGAAACCTTCTTTATTTTTTCCAATCCAAACCCATTTATCCCAATTAATTTCAGTTTGTAAACTACGAATACTTGTAGTAGGATGCTTATAAAAATAACGATTGAAAATACAAACATCTGCACTTGTAAACATGTATGGGATATTTTTACGCTCAAGCAATTCTTGGATCATCAAGTAACTAGTTAAACTAGTATATATTTCATATACTTCGCTATCGCCACAAATCTCATACCATGTATTAACTTTTGGTTCGATATTACGTGTTTGACTACTTACTGTTAACCAATCATTATTAGAAAATATTTCGTATCTATTTGTAAAAGACCACATTACAGCAACAGCTAACTCTTGATGTTGTTTTTCAACTATAGTATCAAAAAGAGTCCTGGCGATAGTTTGGTTACTAATACCTGGCTTAGCAACGCAATGATAATTCATATTAAACTTTTTTGCGAGTAAAGCAGCCCAAGTGTAATTACTTGGACTTTTAGAGTCGTTATCGTCAGCTAACTCTGACCCTAACGTAAAACTGCAACCAGCCCCAATTAGTGTAATCATATTACACTCCGCACAATAAATTCATATGAACTTTAACTAAATGTGCATAACTGACAGCATGTGATTTCTTAAAGTAATATGCATCATCAGCTGGTTTAGTCCATACATCCAACCCAACTTCCTTCCATGTTTTGCCAACTAAATGTCGTTTTGCCGGTCGTATAATAGCAAGCAACATAGCCATGCGAGGAATGTTGTTAATAGGTTCCGGCATACGCTGTATAGTATCATAGTGATTGCCAATATGAACTACTTGCTCTATAAACTCTTTGTATTGCAGCATTTCCCACATAGGTTCTGTTGATAACAGCTTCTCTAAATGCGCTGGATCTTTTACTTGATCGTAAACAGATTGATTAAGTATGTCCAACTTAACGTAGCCAAGTTCCTCTGCTTTTTCGTACTCCACAGTTGCCATGCCAGTAATTGGATCAACAGGGACATCAGTAACATATATTCCTGTTAAGTGTTTAACAAATTGTCCTTTTTTAAACATACTAGCCGGGGTGTGCTTAATTAATTTCAGCACATCATCACGATTAGCAACATCAATATCTATGTCACTAGTAAACTTTTTTACATTTTCTGTTTGCATTTGTCACCGTGCCATCTTGAAAAATTTACAGGAGTAAACTCACCTTCACAGTGTACACAATGCTTTTTCTGAAATCTACTTTTAATATGTGCTTCTGTTTGAGGACCTTTTTTGATACCTCGATGTGCTTTCATCCTTTTCTCAACATGATCGCTAGATTGTTTATATCCTTTTAACGCTTTAGCATAATCATTGCCTTTATTATTTTCTTTACGTTTTGCAATGACTTCGGGTCTTAAGTTGTATTCTGATAAATTAGGTCTTTTTGAACCAACGTTGTATTTGTGACCTTGTGTGAAGCCATCAAGTCCGTTTTCTGGTTTAAGATTAGCCCATTCTGTTGACTCAGCAATATTGTGGTCCAATGAGAATTTATTAGCGTATTCAGTTAATGTTTGTTCGTTTTCAAAAAGCATAAACCATACAGTTGTAATATCATCTCCGTGAACTTTTAAGTGATTTTTCCAATAAAGTCCTGATCCCTTATAAATGAGTGGATCTTTTGTTGTTTTTCCAAAATATTTTAGACCAGTTTGATTATGTTGCTTAACGTAAAGATACGTTGGTTTAAATTTACTCATACTTTATTTAGTATCAGTAACATAAACTCCAGTCAATATCCACTTGCTAGTAGTTCCATTGTTGTAGTGTATTCGTAATATATTTTTGATCCAGCACCTTCACGACCTGGTCCATCGAGTTCATCAATAACTTTACGTCGCGCGACTTCTTTAAGCCATACCCATTGATATGTTTTGATAAAAAATTCACCAACACCAAATGTTGTAAGTTCTACCCTATGAAACTTTACTATACGAACTGGATACCATGCATACCACTTATGCCATTCCCCAAAGCTTGGATGATTATACACTCGCATTGCATATTTTAGTTTGCTATCACGATTATCACTCAAGCCCATCATATTCCCCATCAAATTTTTGTTTTTTTAGTATAGTCATAGTATCCGCATATTCTGTTTCGTATATCACATCAATTCCAGAATAAACCTTAGTTCTACGATAAATCCATTCTAACCAAACACGTTGTCCATCAATGACAACAGGTCGCCATGCAAACTATGGGCGCCACTTTTCTAAACGCCTGCATCGTTCTTGAAATGTTTCAGTTTTCCAACGCATTAAAATCCTGCCTGAGTCAATACATGCCTGCACCACTCTGCATCAGCAGCATAAGTCTTTAACTTGCGTTGCCACATATCTGGTTCAATCCACGGGAACACCATCATAATTTGTTCTTCATTAAAGCGTTCCAAACACGCTTGTCCAGTATCACTGCAATAGATTACCCACGGGCTAATACGCCCATTCACAATCATTGCTACAATACGGTTAGTGTTAGCATAACGGAAAAAGTCTTTAACTACACTTTGCTCTTCATCGGCCCACTCTTGCATTTCGAGAATACCACGCTCTAGTGCGTCTTGTGGATTTTCCTTTTGCAAGTACTGTAGTAGGTATTCCTCATAAAGTTTATCCTTACACCAATGATCTAACTTTTTATTATTCTTAATAACATAGTCAATAAAAGCAGTTGGGTTAACTGCCCTTATGCTATGTAAGTGTCTGCCAAATTTTGTGAAAGCGACATAATACGAGCTTCTCACAAAGTCATCATAGTTTTTCTTTTTGGCAGACCCTTGTGTTAGTTCATAAAAACGTAGCCATGCTTGGTATGCAAGTCGTACACCAACTTCATCTTTTTGTTGATGGCGTCTTTTGCTTTCGCATAAATGTGCAGACAACGTTGATTCACGCACAAAAGCTTTGCCACAATACTGACATACACAATTCTGATCAACAGGTCCTTGTGCTTTTGCTTCCTTAATAATTTCTAGAAACTCGCTCATAACACCTTTTTTGCTCATAACTGTACCAATCGCTGATACACTTATATATGTTATAACAGATACTCTTAATCTTCGTCTGTATCTTTGTTGGCTAGGGCAGCTTTAATTTCTTTGTCAGTCCACCCCATTGAGATTAGATACTGTTCAAGTTCTTTACCGCTATTGATTTCACTTAACAGTTCCAATTCTTGATCGTTAGCCATTGGAAACAATTTTTCAAGTAAGTTAAGCGTTTTCTTATTTGATTTACCTAGCTTAGGGGGTGGCAAGAACTGATGAAATTGCTTCCCCATACCTGGGCTTGCGCTAGTCATAGCCAAATAATGTAGCTTGTTATGCCCTTTAACATCGCTGAACTTTTTGTTCACCCGTTCATTTACTGCTAACAAATAATAACGTGCTAAATCAGGATCACCGGGTACATTAGAAACATAACGCATATACAGCCAAGCAGGAAATTTCTTTTGCTGACTAGGAGTTAACGTTTCCCACCAATCAGTATCTTTTCTATCTACTGCTGGTAACACGTTATCTAAACTAATACCATCTTCTGACTTTGCTGCTTTTTTTGCCATGTTATTTGTTTATTACCATGCCTTAGTAATGTCAACAATTTCACTTTGCTTTGAAATTTCTTTTACGAAGTAAACACAAGGTGGGTTAGGGCTTTCATCAAGCGGGATAGCTAATAGCTGCCCCGACTTTAACTTAGGAAAATACCACTTTACATCTTGATATACGTCTAGTATTTGAATTGTTTCATAACGCGGTATTTGATTTGTAATTGGATTAAATGTAAACGCCTTAAAACTTCGATCATTTAAACGTGTAAGCGGAATAACTTCGAGATCACCATAATCAGGTTCACCAATTAGTAGTTGCCAATTATATGGCATCTTAATTGTATGCTTACCAATCTTTAATACAAGTGCTGGATCATTAAATGTTTCAAGAAACACAAGTGGAATAAAAAAGTAGTCTGGATCACGGGGATCACTATTGTCTAGTACACAAAATCTTAGATCTTCCACGTATTCTGGAAGCTCATTCATTTCGTAACTAGTATTTTCAGCGGTTAAAATTTTCATATTTATTCTTTCAAAAATCTCCAACTAACCACATCATCGAACGATTCTTGTGACCAGTTGTCGTAGTAACCCTGCTTTTGTAAGATTAAAGAAGCTTGATTGATCTTTTCAAGTGACTGTATTAATATTAGCACCCACTTTCCTTGATTCATCTTTACCCCGTTGATAATTTCTTCATCATCAGGATGATCTTCTAAAGCTACAAAATTTGCAGGCATTAGTATAGTAGTATTAACATTTTTAATAAACGTGGACAAGTTTTCAGGTGAAACCAATTCCTTACGCATACCAATAATGAATAGTTCGTTTTTGATTCCGCCTGCTGCAAATAGTTGACATAACCCTTTTACGCCATCAAGGTCATTTGCAGTAGCATAATCAATCTTATTTGTAAGTAATGCTTGTTTAGCAAAAGGACAAGGAATTTGCCCTAGTTGTTCATTATATACAGATACCCAGTTAAGCACCCAATCTTTAATATCGTTTTTTAATTCTTCAATCATGCTGGTCCTAAAATTTCAAATCCATCAAATTGCTTCTTGTATTCATCCGCGCCCCCAAGGTAATAATATTTGAACCCAAGTGCTTTATAGTAAGCGCATTCGTGCGACAGGCTTCTAAGACCAAGTTCAAGGTCTGGCTCCTCATAATCCCAAGCAAATTGGATTGCTTCAACATTTTCGTCATCATGTATACGAATAAGGCTAAATGCAATTAATTTATCGAGATCACTTGGATCATAATACCCATGTATCCTGTTATTTGGATCCATGTACTCACTATCAAAGATAGGCATTACGCTCTTAAACTTCTTATGCTGACAATACGTCTTGTATATTGCGTTAAGTTTATCGATATTGTCAGCTGGTAAAACTAATCGTGTTGCGCTAATTGTTTTATAATGTGTTTGCTGTAAATTGATTCGAGCATACCGCATCATATGTTTACCTTTTGGACTGTAAAGGGATAGTTGGCTTCGTTATAGAACTGTTTACGCTTGTTAAGGTGACGTTTTGAGAATTTGCAGTTGCTTGTGACATCCCAAATTTGTACGAAATCTTTGTCCTCAGCTTTACGAATGCCGCGACCAATAGATTGAATAACACGGACAAAGGACTTGCCAGGCTCAACAAGAACAAGATTAAAAATAC